AACAAACATAGACTGTCAACAAATCATTGATTATTATCACTACATTGCAGATAATGGTTTGACTATCAAGAGACACGCAGAGAAAGGTGCTGCTGATTCTCAAATCTTTATGCATGAGTTACCAGTAGAGTACTTTCATGATAATCTATCTCGATCAGTCTTCCAACGTTGGAACTATCTTACTGAACAAGCGTTGAGAGACTATGTACTCAAGTATGATATTCTGGTTGGTCGTAGGTTTCAACATACGATGGCAAAACTCCAAAAGACTGAGCCAGGACAGGGTTATCATGCTTGGCATTACGAAAGTACACCATCAGCACCCTATCGTAAGTTAGCAACTATGATCTATCTGAACGATGGATTTGAAGGTGGTGAAACAGAATTTTTATATCAACATTTTAGAGTAAAACCAAAGGCAGGTAAGTTTGTTATCTTCCCTTGTGACTGGGCATGGACACACCGAGGTAATCCGCCCCTAAATAAGGATAAGTACATCGTTACTGCATGGGTAGAGGAGTATCCGACCCCAGGTCAATAAATAGAAGTAAATCGCTTAAGTAATGAGCAAACTAACTGTCGGTAGTCTAGGTGGCATACCTGCATCACTAAATCAAATAACTGTTCCTGCAGGACATACATTACAGATCAATGGTAATGTGTATCATGATGGTACTGGTGCTTTGCGTCTACCTACAGGCACAACTGGGCAGAGACCATCATCACCTACTACAGGTTATATAAGATATAATACTCAGGACGGATGTGTAGAAATTTATACAGGTAGTACTTGGTTACAATATTTTGGAGAGAATGGTACATCTAACGCACCATTTACATCAATGGCAAACTTATCAAGTAATGACCCTGGATCTGGGTATTGGTATATCAAGTTTGACGGAACTAATACAGAAGAAGTATACGCATATAAAGATACCAATGGTAAGTATTGGGTGATGGTTGCATCTATCACAGATGCTACTAACCATGGTTCATATACAGGTGGTTCGGATCACTGGTATGGTAACTGGACAACTACATCAACTACTGGTAATGCAAGAAATGCAATGGCAAATGACTTTAAGTCAAACCATTATAGAGGGTGGACAGCAAATGATGTATTGATTATGCAGGGGTTTTCTACATCTGGTACACCTTATGATACATCTACTGAAGTTGGATACATATCTGGTTGTTTCACTAACAGAGGTGGTAACATGTACAGTATGTTTAATGACTACATCTCTCTGAACAACCATGGTAACATCGGTGGTACACAGATTAGTGGTATGAACTTCTTTAAAGGATCTGCACAGGCATCAGATAATAGATATAGAGGTAGTAGTGCAGGTGAACTTAATCCAAACAATACTTGGCACGTTTCACCCGCAAACTGTGAAAACTATACTTTCAGTATGATTAATGCTCTAGGTTGTTCATCTAATGGATGTAACGTTGAGCACCATGCATGGGTAGGACAGACAGGAAACAACTATTCAAACCAAAACTTCCCAGAACCTAACTGGTCTGGTGATTGGGGGATAAATAACCCTGGATCCCAAAATCATATGTACTGGTTATTCTTTTACGCATAAGACATGAGTACTCTAAACGTTAACGAACTACACGCATCTTCGCTGCACAACTTCGAGATTAACTTCGATGATGGGGAAGCATTGATCGTTGCAGGTACATGTAATATGAGTGCATTGGGTCAACTAAGTTTACCTACAGGAACTACAGCACAAAGACCTTCAAGTCCCTCTGTAGGCATGATTAGGTTCAATAGTGAATTATTACAAGTAGAAGTTTGGAATGGTAACTCATGGTTACAAGTAATCAGAGCATCTGCAGGTGGTAATGATGGTGGAACCCCTGCTACAGCAGCGTCTAGTGTTCAAGAACTCATGGATGCAGGTGTTGCTTCAGATGGAAACTATTACTTAAACTTAGATGGTACAACTCGTAGATACTTTGTACCTATCAATAGTCATCCTTATTATCTTCTTATAGGTAACTGGGGTGGCGGTGGTGCTGCATTCTTTAGTAATGCATCATCATTATCAGGACAGAACTTAAATGATACGGGCGATTCAACTCCTACGGGTAGTTTTGCTTCTAACAGTACTTGGGGTTACTACAGAAACGCAAGTGGATCTGACTTTAAATATGCAACCTTTAGTAATAGGGGTGTATCATATCGTTATGTCAAGATGAGAATGAATCTTTATAACTACTATTCTAATGATGGTCAGAACGGTAGAAACTTCCTAAATATTTCGTCGGGAGTTGGTGATGGTCTAACTATCATGCGTGACAACTCTGGTTCAGGTGATGGACAACACATCTTTACTTACTATACTGCTATCTCTAACAATGATAGTAACTCTTGCCCATCAGTAGCAGGAACTCAACCTACACACGTTGCAGGTGGTAACAACCCAGGTGGATTCATGGGTAACAGATATACATGTTTCTCTAGATCTGGATCTAGTTACACTTCAGAATATGTGAGAAACTTTACTGTACAGGCAGGAGACAATTCTGGTGGTACAGGTCCAAACGTTTTTAATGGTGATGCATGGTTCACTGTTGACTTAGGAACAACTTACAGTGACAACATGCATATCGTCATACACTCAGATCAAGACACTGGAAACGAAGATACATACCTTAAGAGAGGTTGTGTACTTGTTCGACCTGCATAAATAATACGAAGGAGTAATTACTACACATGTCTCAGTTAAATGTTGATAAAGTTGTATCCCTAACAGGGGGATCGGGAACTGCTGAGTTCCAATTGGAGGCGTCTGGGCATTTTAACTTTGACTCTGGAACTCTTTACGTTGACTCTACTAACAATAGAATTGGTATTAACGATGCATCTCCTAGTTATACATTAGATATCTCAGGTACTGACGGAATGAAAGTTCCTACAGGTACAACAGCACAAAGACCTGGGGCAGCAGTAGAGGGACTATTCAGATATAATAGTACAGATAGAACCTTTGAAGGATACTCATACGATCAAACTGCAGGACAAGTACAATGGGGTCCGATTGCAGGTGCAGCAGGTAGTGGAACTCCTGATCAATCTACAGATAGATATAGTGCAAACTACACAGTTGGTGCAATCTTACGCTCCAATGGTACAGATGCCTACTGGTCATTTGATGGAGAGAACGATACAGGATGGTCAACAGCAAGAATTTGGACACACGGATATGTTGGAGGTGGATACCAAAGTGGTTCACCTTGGAGAAACGTAAATAGAACGGTACACGCTACAGATACATCAACGAACTTAGGTGATATCTTAGACAGATCTGGTGCTTACATGTCAGGATCATGGCATGATACTAGACACTTCTTTCACTCTATGGAGAACACTTACAGAGGTTCTTCAAACTATACCAATGCGATGAACATGGGTACAGAGTCTGGTGTAACTCATCAGTCACAGTGGAACATGACAGTGAACAGAGCTTCAATGGGATCTCACCAAGATCATGTATTTGCAGGTGGATACTCATACTTGTATGGTGGTGGTAACTCAAGAACTGACGTGTTCAACTTGAAAACAGAGGTTATGAGAACCTCTGGTTTCCCCCCAAACTTTGATGACTCAGGTGATGACCCTACATGGGGTGGACATGGTAGACTCTATGGTTGGGTCAAGAGATCAGGAACTAGAAGAGGTCAGTTCTTCAAGACTGAATCTTGGGTATCATGGGAACATGGACCAGGTGGTGATGGTTGGAAGAAAATTCTTCCTACTATGTTAGGACATATGTACGTTGGTACAGGTAATAACAACCAGAACGGAAACCAGAAGTGTAGTGACCTCACTGGTATTCAGGTCAGAGGACTTAACTTCGGTAACATGGGTGAGGAAAACTTTGAAATGGGTATGAGAAAAGGTTATTGCTTGGGTAACTATAATGGTTCCCAGAACAACAATACCTTTAAAGTTAACTACAATAGTGATAGTTACAACAACTTAGGTGGTAGTTCACCACCATCAGGACATGGTGGCATGTCATCTGCACACTGCTCTTCCTCTAGTTCTGTATCAGGACAGGGCAACTACGATTACGGTACTAACATTCCTAACTACTAATGACAAGCACAACATCGAATGACGTCATCGTAATTGATGTCGAGAAATTTCCTAAAGCAGGCGAGTGGGGTATTCAACTTGGTACTCATCTAGGTCTAGAGGTATATCACCTTGCAGACGAGTTTTATCAGTATATTCCACAAGACGTTACATATCTTAGATTTACTAGTAAAGAAGGAATCTTTGGAGAGAAGTATTGGGCAGAAATCAGAAATACTAAATCAACCTACGGTGTTGATGAAAATGGAACTACAAATAAAGAAAAAGAAGTCATCGAGGATACTACATTCTCTAATTATGTTATACCTTTTATGAAAAAGGTTATGATTATGAGTGTGCAAGAAACTTTTGAACATAGACTCAACGTCCTCAATACAGACTTCTCTACACTTGAGCAAGCAACATGGACAGATCAGTTATGTGAGGCAATCGCATATATTGCTGATAATGACTTCACAACAAAACTTATACATAAGTTAGCAGAGGTGAGGGACTTGACAACTTTGCAGTTTGCAACTAAAATAGTTGACAAGCAAGCAGAGTTCTCAAGCAAACTCTACGACCTAGCAGTCGCAGAACAAAAGATGATCCATATTATTGATGGATGCTCTAGTGTTCGTGAACTGAACGTTGTTCTAGAAGATTATTTCTCAGAAGCAATGTCAAATGCACAATGTCTTGAATATGGAAGATGCACAACCAATGAAGAAACAGGAAACATCGAAAGAAAAGTCACTTTCGACTACTCAGGCGGACTCAAGTTCTGATCCAAATCAGTACGATTATAGAGTCGCAGATGTATTAGAGGAACTTAAGAGTATCGATGATTGGGATGTAGATGACGTGTCTGTCAAATTGATGGACTGGTCTGAACAACAACATTTCGGTCAAACTGAGTTTCAAAATAAGTATTACGTTGTTAATAGTCAGGTCACACCATATAGGCAGATCAGACAAGCAATGATGGAGATCCAAGGTAGGACTAACTCTCTATCTAAAAGTACTATTCAACTTAAGCGATGTATGAATGACATTGCAAGGGTTAAACATGATATGACTGACCCTCTAAGGGATGAGTTTGAGAAGCAAGATAAGCAATACGAATTAGAATTACTCTTCCTTGATAGGCAGATCTGGATTAATAAGATCAAGCAATGTAAGGAAGAACTTGATGGTCTCTTTAATATTATCAAAGAGAAAGCAGGAACTGATGATCCTGTAGAAATTACAAACATCCTAGAGAACAAGGAACTAGAGGAAGTTGAAGAGCATAAGTACTGGATTGCTCGTATGGGTAAGCAGTCAGCAATTGATTTGTTGACTACTGGTAGAGTTCAAGCGGGTAATTTAGAATCCATCTTACAAATGAACCCAGAAGATCAGGCAGCATGTTTAGATCTTGCAATGACATATTCTACTGCTGTTAATCGTTCCGTTGGTGGAATCAAGGAAGCAGCAGAAGCAAGAGTCGATAAAATGATGGAAGGTAAACCACCTCAACTATTTGATACAGCAGGAGTTCTCTCTGATTATGCACACAACAACCTCCAAGAACGTCTTCAGTCTTCCGATAAACCCGAAACTGCCTCCTGAATTTCTTGAAGAGAAGTTTGTTCCATTCCTACTAAGGAATGGAGATTTGATTTACGACTTATATTTTACAACAAGAATGCCTCCATTCATGCAAGATGCAATGGGGGACGTTTTTCGTACCAATGCTGATGCTCAAGGGTCAGCACAAAATGCATTATATGTGTCAGAAAAGACTGGTATTCCATTATCAGCAACGTTTAACAACATATGGGTCAGACCAGACCAAAAGAATCTGAATGAGTTCATCAAGAACTTTAAGTTTCTATATGACAATGGTGTAAGGTGTGCAACTATACCTCATACATCATGGGTTATGACTGGACAGATTCAGAAAGAGTTTCCAGAACTAGAGATTAAGAATACTATCTTACGAGAGGTATCTAAACCTAATGAGATTGTATCGCTTGCGAGTGCAGGTTTTCATTATATTAACCTTGATAGGGATGTAATGAGAGATAGAGATCTGTTAGTACGCATTATGGATGCGAAGAAATATTGTGAAGAAAAGGGTAATCCTATCAAACTATCATTACTTGCTAATGAGCATTGTTGGGGTGGGTGTCCTATCATGCCAGAGCATTATCAATACAATGCAACAAGAGTAGGAAGTGACCCTCAATACTTTAATAGTACTATAAGTCGTGTGTCATGCTCACGTTGGGATGCTCATGATGCTGCACATGAACTTAAAGCAGCAAACATTCCACCTTGGAAGAAAGACTGGCAAGAGTTTTTAGATATAGGTATTGATGTATTCAAGTTACATGGTAGAGAAGATGCCATGAGACTGCAAGAATCTATGGATCTCATTGAAAGATGGCAAGATCCTTTGAGTCCGCTGATGTTCCCTCACTTTGAGGAGTACATGGAAGATGTGGACATGCCTGATGCACCTATAAATATCTGGCGAGAGAAGATCAAAACATGTCGATTTGATTGTTGGGATTGCAACTATTGCGAATCTGTGCTAGACTCTCGGTTAAAGAAACAAAAGCGTGAAATGAATCCACTCGTAGACCATGCTATTCGAGCAATTGATGGTGCGGTTGATAATAACTCAAACTTTAATCCCAAAGGTTATAACGTACTTGGTCTTTCATCTAATAAGGTGAGACACTTACTTAATAATCTATGCAATGAGCGTGGGACAGTATATGTTGATGCAGGTGCATACATGGGTAGTACAGTATTTGCTGCACTCATGGGTAATACTGCTGTCAAGGCATACGCTATTGATGACTTCCAAGAGGAGATCATCAAACCTAAACGTAAAGACTTACATAAAGACTACGAAGGTATTACAAATCCAGTTGATGAGTTCATTCAGAATGCTGAGAAGTGGATGAACACAGATTGCTCTATTGGTTTCTCTGTTAAACCTATTCAAGCAGTGGTATTTAATCCTGAGTTCCCACCTCGTGTAGTATTCTATGATGCTGCTGTAGATGATGACATGGTTCCTAATCTAGAACATATCCATAAGTATGCTGACAAAGATTACATCCTCGTAGTTGATGATGCAAACTTTGAAGGTGTGATTGATAAGATTAGGGAGTTCACTGAGGATAAGAATGTTATCTGGGATAGAACTATTTTGACGGAGACTGCAGAAGACTCTAATGATTTTTGGAACGGTGTTTACCTTTGTGTAATTGAAAAATGATTTTATTTTCTTTCATTCTATCCATTCAAACATTATTTGCTAATCACATACCAGTGATGTATGTTCAAGTACCTCAGTGGGCAGATGATTGGGCAGTGTGTGCTGTAGATATTCCAGACTCAGCATGTCACTGGTATATTGTGTCACCTGATTTTACAGGTGAAGGATTTGACTGGGAGACAGCACCATGGTTTGATGCTAATGGTCTTAAAGACGTAGCACCAATGCAAAAAGAAACAGTATTGCAGAAGTTACAAAAGAAATGATTGATATACAAGATAATTTTCTACATGATGGTGAGTTTGAGCATCTTTATAAGATGATGATGAGTTACAATGTTCTTTGGGAAGCATCTAAGATTGTTGATGATGCACCTCACAACATGAATCGCAACATGCAAATGTGTCATTTCTTTTATGATAGACATGCACCTACCGATAAAACTATTGAGATTCTTTACCCTGTATTGCAAAAAATGCAACCTTGTGCTATGATCAAGTGCAAAGCAAACATGGTCATGGGTACTGATCGTATCGTGGAACATGGTATGCACATTGATATACTGGACGCAGATGACCGTCCTTATATTAAAACAAGTATCCTTTACATGAACACATGTGATGGTTACACATTATTTGAGGATGGTAGTAAGGTAGAGTCTGTTGCTAACAGGTTCGTAACATTCCCAAATGGTTTAAAACACACAGGTACATCAACTACAAACGCATCCTTTCGGATGGTAATTAACTTTAATTATGTTTAAAATTTTAGAATCAATTGCTGAGAAAGAACTCTACATGGGTTATATTTTCGGTATCATGATCTTGGGTGGTTACATCCGTCAGTATCATGTCTTGGATGATGTTTACTCATTGATCAGAAAGTATATAAAAGATAATCGTATTATAATTATTCTCACATCTATTCTCGGAGGTGTATTACCAATCCCAGGCAGAGTTGCTCTATCAGCACCTCTACTAGATGCTATCGCACCACCTGATAAGAAAAAGCGAAGTTACTTTGGTATCATTGACTATTTGTCAACTCATCATTACTATTGGTGGAGTCCATTAGAGAAGACTATTGTATTACCTATGGCAGCATTGGGTATTACTTACGGACAAATGTTATCATATACATTTGTACCTTTGATTATCTGTTTAGCATATACATGGTGGTTTATCTTTACTAAGGTAGATGCTCGATCAGTTGTACCTGATCTTAGTAACATTCAAGATTTTGATTGGAAACGAGCATTAAGAGGTTGGGCACCATTCATTGCTACACTATGGTTCTTAATGTGTGTAGGTAAGGCAGGTGCTATATTCTTCTTCCCTTGGTTCTTTGCAATGTGTTGTTACTATGGATGGTTATGTAGAGATTGGAACTGGGGTAAGTATATCAATAAACAGTTTGCTATAATTTCAACTATTGTTCTTGCTCTTGGTGGTATCGTAGGTCTTATTAAAGAACCTGTTATGGCATATGTAGAGGGAGCAGATGCAACTATGATTATACCAGTCACTATTGTTGGCATGGTAGCAGCATATATCATGGGTTCATCCAGTAAGTATGCAGGTATCACTTCAGCACTTGTATTGATATTTGGTCCTCAATATCTTGTATGGTTCTTAGCAACTGAATACTCAGGGTATCTATTATCCCCTGCACATAAATGTTTGATGATCGGACAACAATACTTTGGCACACCTATCAAGAAATATTATAAGGTTTTAGGTGGATTATGTTTATGGTTAATCGGATATGCTTTTGTAATAACGTTTATCCTATAAATAGGATTGTAGAAATAAAAGCAATGGTTAAATGTCACAGTTAAATGTCGGTACACTGAACGTTGGAACGACCCAGTTTACTGGTGACTCAACAACGTTAAATACTGCACCTGCTAGTGATCTGAGTGGATTTCTTACTGGTACACCCAGTGCGAACCATTCGATCATGTGGAACGGTTCAGCATGGGTTCCCACCGCAATGGGTGGAAGATTGTTAGGGATGAATGTATATACATCGCAGAACGGTACTTGGAACTCTAAGACCACAGCAGGTGGTAGTGGTACATGGACTAAACCAAGTGGTTGTAGCAATGTATTAGTATATGTCACAGGTGGTGGCGGTGGTGCAAGAATTAATGATAACAACTATCGTGGTGCAGGAGGTGGCGGTGGTGCTACTGCTATTAAATGGATTGACGTGTCAGGAGTTAGTACGGTAAGTTATACTTACGGTAATGGTGGTGCTTATGTAAGAAATGGTGGCAGAGCAGCATCAGGCGGTACGTCATCGTTTGGTTCATATTGCACTGCAACTGGTGGACAAGGCGGTCAATCAGACAACCCTCATCAGGGTGGACCTG